TTACAAGTACAAATAAATCTACACATATTATGAAATTCTTCAATAAAACCTCTTAATGCATTTTGTAATTCTGGGGTTGAACCATCAAACTCATCCAATATAACTAGTTTTTTTCTTCCGTCAAAAGCTAATGTTGTCGCAAATCGTGATATTTTATTTCTCAGTGTGTCTATACCACGTTCGATTGAATTATTGATATAAAGGTATTCATAGTCACAATCATTAGCCAACGCCTTTGCTGTAGTTGTTTTACCAACCCCAGGACTATTAGAATAAAACAACATATTTTGTATTTCTTTAGTTTCAACCATTTTATTAAATAGTACCAACATATTATCTGGAAGGACAATATCTTTTATATGTTGTGGTCTATGTTTTTCAACTATTATAAACTCATTAAATTTTTTTGATTTATTCTCCGGCATTTTCAATTCCTTCTTGTTCAATATTTTGTTCGGTCTTTGGGTGTTTCTTTACATAACGTTTAAAATTTCGTTGTAATATACGTCTTTCACTTCTGCTAATTGGTCTTAATTTATTATATAACGCCTTATTTTTTTCTTTTTCTGCCGGAGTTTGTGGTGGAAATATACACATACATGGAATAGGTTGTTTTGTTGTAGCGTCTCTGGCAGTATATCCTCTTCCGTAACACTTTTTGCAATCCTTTTTTGGTTCATTAATCACATTACCATTTTTTTCAGCAACAGCTTTCATGACATC